GAAAGCTTAGTCAGAACATTAGCAATTTGTGCTGTCCTTATACCTACAGCCATTAATGCTTGATTAATATCACCCCATTGATATAGCTCTTTGTCTCCGCGGCGCGAATACTTACCTGGTGCTTCATCAACCTGCTCAACTTCTTCTTTCTTAAGACCACCCATCATATTGCCATAGACTTTACGCATCATTCTTTGATGTTGAGTTTCGTTACCATGATCTCTCTTACGTCTTTCTTCACGCTCTTTCTTACGGCGAATGTCAGCCAATGTCATCGCTTCGTCAACGGACTCCTTTTGCATGTCTTTCATGCGTTGCATCGATACGGGTTGACCTTTCTTAGAGATGATACCGTTAAAGCCTTGCTTTCTCATGCTATCAAGAAACTTCTTGGCATCATTCGCAGAATCGAATGAACGAACACTGATAGGTCCGCGCTTGGACTTAGCATACTTAACATCGAACTTTTCGTTCGTGCTTTCTTTAGGCACACAGTTAGGCACCATCTTGTCGCCTTTCTTCTTCATGCCCACTTGTTTGTGAGTATCCCAGCAAGGGTCTTTTTCTCTTAAGTCTTTTAATCTTTTCACGCTAAGTCCTTGTCGTGGTTTAATCCACCCTTTTTCTTTTTAACAATAAAAGCGTTGACTCTAGCGTGTCCCCATTGCTGAGGAGTAGTACCAGGTCGATGACCTGTACGCCATGCCGCAACACCCCGGTCGTAAACTTTTTTGAGAACAGAACGTGAGATGCCCGACTTCTTTGCTTTGTCAGTCAGTGCGTCTTCGTTGATCACATGATTTTTAAATTTCATTTGTTCTCCGTACATCTTTTTTATAGCTTTCGTATACTTCGAAGGCTTTGTTTTTGCGTCCGCATCGCCAGGTGCCGGCTTATAAGCCGCTGGGTTATCATCGTCCATCTTCGCACCCTTTTTGAAGTGACGATCCCTCGCAATTTTTGTTGCCTTAGACAGACCCTTATGATAGTGCTTGGGCTGTGTACCTTTACGATCTTTAATGTCTTTGTCTTGAGGCGTTTTCATTATTTATACAACTCGGTTTGTTTGGCGATTTTTGCGTCGAGCCCTAGCAAGTCGCGCACGATCAAGCACCTTATCGTACTCACGCTCTTTGCGATCTCGCTCTCGGCGATCTTGTTGTCGATCTTGTTTTTTGTCGAATGAGATACGTTGCTTTGCCGCATCTACTTCGTCGCCGCGTACTTCTTTTACGTCAGCTTTTTCTTGACCAGCGATATTCTTCTTTGCTTTCTTAGTAGCGGCGGGTGTGCCCCATTCGGGCTGATCTTTGTACCAGTTATCTGTCTTACCCTCAGCGAACGTTGGCTGATAGTTAACAAGATGTTTAGGCATGATGCCCTTCTTGACCATTTGACGAAACATCTTGTCAAGTGTACGAACGTCAGTATCCGTCATCTTAGCGGTCTTGATAAGATTGTTTCTAGCATCGCCTGGATTCTTTTTGCGTAAGTCTAGAAACGTACGTATCGCAAACTTGTACTTCTTTTTGTTAATTGTGCGATCAAGAAACGCATCAACTTGAGGCATGAGATCCCGCATGATACCACTGCCGCCCCAACCTGCTTCATCGATTAGTTCAACGTCCGTAATCCATCTGCGAGAGAAACTGCCATCAGCCATATCGAGAATAAGATAATTGGTACCAAGGCGTGAGACACGACCCATTTCACCAGTTTCTTTGACCATAACTTGATCGCCTTCATTAAACAATACTCCTTCAACAAATTTTTCTCGCATGTCAGATACGGGCTCAAGTTCAACGTGATTCTTGAACTGAGTCATTTCTTTTAAGCCCATACCAGAGCGTACATCATTAAACAGTTTTTTCGCATCACGGCTACTCATTGTAGATGGCACACCTTGTGCGAACGTTGTGAAATCATTATTCTTAGCATTTTCACGTTGCTTTGATGCAGACATGCCTGTCACGTCATCGGCATCTGGATCTCGCTCACCAGCAGAGACTACAGTGATGCGCTCAAAGTTATAGAAACCATGTCGCGCTTTCTCACCGTTGTACTTTTCTAGAAGCGTTTTGAATTCGGTAATACGATCAGCACCGACAACCATGGTAATGCGATTGAAGCCTTGATCGTAGAGACTAGTCGCGACTTCGAATACGTTTCGAAGTTTCTTATCCATGATTACGTTACGTGCCTGTTTTGGGAACATCTTACGAACGTGCTTAATTTTCTGTTCGTAAGTGAGAGGATTCTTTTTGGCATCACTTGACTGTGACAAGTAAACTTTATAGGGATTCTTGCCTGCCTTTGTAGCCATGACCTTTAACAGTTTGCCATGTCCGATTGTCGGCGGATTCATCCTACCGAATGTGAAAAATACCTCGCGTTGCTCTTCAACGAGATAATCTTTAAAAGACGGAAAACTCATTTTTTATCTGAACCACCCATTCTACGTTCTTTTTCCATTTTACGAATCTGAGGCAACATCTTGCGAGCAATCTTATCGACTCTCGGCTTCATCTTTTCGATGCGCTTTTCAATTTCTTGGCGACGACCAGCGGGCAAATCAGATCGAGCCTGACCTTTCGCTAGTTTCTTGAACAGGGTGTTGATTGCGGCTTTGCGGGCGCGTTTCATAAGACGTTTAGGATCTGCCGCTTTTCTAGCCGCTCTCCTTCTGCCCATGGCAATCTTTGCTTTATTCTTCTTCATCTGCCTAGCACGTGCGCGGCGCTGTTGAAAGTTCAACGCTTCGTCTACGTCTTCGCCAATACGTCCTCTCTTACGCTTCATAGCGGCGTATGAGATTTCTTCTGGCATGCCAGGCGTGTAGTCAACTGTTAAAAAATCTTTAAATCTTAACATACTAGTTTCTCGTTGGTTTATCCCATCCCTTTAATATATCGGGTGAAAAGTTGTTATAGCTAAACTCTAGCCTATCAACCAATTTCACTGCGTCACCACCAAGTGTGTCAATTGCTACATAACCTTCTTGACCAGTAGTCTTGAAGCCGTTGCGAGTTTTCACAAAAGTTTCAAGACTACTGAGTCTGTTTAACTTATTTATAAGTTTTAGTTTGACAACTACAATTAATTTTTGTAGTTCAAACATCTTAACTAAGTTTGCTTTGTTTTGGTTGCTGAAGAACTTGAGGAGGTCGTCGCGCTTCGCTTTTTGCGTGGCTTTGCCGCGCGGGGTTTTGCGGCTGTCGATTTCCTTTTGGTACTTGTTTTTGATCCAGCGGATGAGCTTTTCCGTGTGGGCGCGGGTGTCTTTGATTTGACTTCCGGCTCGGACGTAGGTGTTGTTGAACTGCTCGATGTGCTGGGCGAGGGACTGGTTGGCTTCGAGGGCTCTGAGGGTTGTGCCGGAGATCCCATTAAAAAGTTTACCAATTTGCGAAAGATATTCATTTATTTGCTCCGTTTCTCGTTTAGTCAAAGTAGCATTGCGAACGTCACGTAGCATTGCATCCTGTGACCATACTTTAGTGGATGGATTCAATTTACTTACATCAACTCCGTACGATGCTCGCATCGTTTCGAAGCTATTGCCTGTATATGTAGTATGCCATACAATCCCGATTTTGGCGTTCAGAACAGCAGAAGCCATTTTAACGGGAATAGCATATACAAGAGTATTAGGGTGAAACGTAACATAGGATTCTCCATCGATTGTTTCTCGTTGAACATCACCTTGCCCAAAGAGAAAGTCTCCTTGGATCACGCCTTCAATCCCTAATGCGGGTAAATACCGTAGTGCATCCTTTAGTTTAGTTGCAAGGTCGCCTGAAGTGTCTGCATCAACATCAGCCTCAGTCTTGTAGACCTTCGGATTTTTATTGAAGATTCCTTTCTTCGCTACAAAGAATTTACCATCACGTGGATCAGTGCCAGCAAAGATAGCTGGCGCGCCGTCCCACTTCATGGACACTCGACCCTCTTTCTTACCGCCAAGCATGTTCCGAAGATCACGCAGAGCGAAGATCGCTTGCCGAGTTCCATCGACACCACCGTACAGCACCTTATCCTCAATGTGAGTCATGTGAGTGTTTTTCTGCTCAGTAATAAATTCTAGAAAGTTCATTACAGTGCCGCCTGAGTAACGTCTATCTTAACCGATGGCGATGACGGTGCGAATGCTGTTGCAGGTACCGCCTGTAAAGTGACCGTTGCGTCTGTACTTGCCCACATATGTCTTATCGTGTCGTTTGCGTCCAGAGAAACTGTGTTTGTCGAAGCAAATGTTGTGAAAACAGCATTTCCCACAATAGTGACAAGACGTGTTGTACCAGTCAAATCGGAGTCGTTTTTACGTAGCCAAAAGTAAACATTTTTAGATGAACTGTTAGTTGAAGTTACCTGTGCATTTACCGTAACTGCATAGAGACCAGATTCAAATACTTGAATTTTTGATCTATCACTGTCTAGATACTGCATCTGTTGCGCACGTAAATCTGTTGACAATCTTATAGGTTGGGCTGTGTTAGCCAACAGCATATTTTGATCAGAGTCACTAACAAAGTTGCCATAGTTCTTTTGTTGTTCATAGTTAGGGCGAACAAAGATTTCGCCTTGCGACGAGTCAACACGAAGAACAGACCCCATTGGATTTACATTGTCAGGTGCTGTTGGCTTGACATTTGTTAAACCGCCCGACACTGTTGGGCTTACATACAGAATATCACCGACATTAAATGCAGAGGTGTTTACATCACGGACTTTACCCCATACTGTTATTCGACCATCAGCACTATCAGCGATATCTTCAGTAGCAATGCCTAATCCATAAAAACTAGGAAACTCGTTGTTGGCTTGAAAAGGTTCGACAAGTAATCGTGCAGTGCCGTTTTGTTCTGCGCCTGCAAATCGAACAGCAGTGCCGTTTAGAATCGTCGAGCCAGTTCTATTGCGAACATATGCGTACGACTCTTGCCCAATTTGCTGAGTCACGCCATTGGGATGTTGCAAGTTCAGAGTTTCGTCTTGCTGACTCCAGCACAATTGACCCACTTC